ATCAATAAACATTATTCTTATATCTTGAATACTAAAGTATTTCAACCAAGGATTTAATATTGGAGTTTCCCCGTAAGGGTACACTGCAATATAATCTATTAAAGTATCATTAAATTTTGTTATTAAATCCATTACTAATTAAATTATAATCTTTAAAAAAAATATTTCAATTTTTTTTTATAACTAATATTATATGTCAAGAATAGACCACAAAAGTGGATTTGGATTTAATACTGATTCAGATGGTAATAAAACTTATTTTATTAAACGTAACAATATTGAATATCAAGTTAATTTAGATCAAATACCATATTATGTTCAACAAAATTTAGGATTAATTTCTACATATTTACCACAACATCTTAATGGTTTAATCTCTTCGGTAGATAATAATACAGGACTTATTTATTCTATAGATAATTCAATGGAAAATAAACCATTTTCTATTTTTGACCCAGTAAGCAGATATGGATTTAATGATACTCGTTATTATCTTTTATCTGAAGGTCAGATTAGTATCTCATCAATGCATTATTTTTACCAAGAGTATGGAAATCATAATATAATACCTTCATACAATATACCAGAAGATATAAAAAATCTTTTACAAATTGGTATTAGAAATAATATTAATCCAGATTTTATACTACCTATTGATAATGCAATTTCAGAAGAAGCTCCAAATATAATAATAAATGAAAAGGAAGATAAAACAAAGGGATTTAATTTTAATATTGATTCCAATGGTAAAAAAAATTATTTTATTACTCGTAATGATGTTAATTTTCAAGTTAATTTAGAACAAATTCCCTTTGATATTCAAGAAAATTTAGGATTACGCGATAAAAATATGCCAATACCTAGGGGTGGTTCTATTTTTTCATTTAATAGTAATAGTGGACTTATTTATTCTAAAAACAATTCAATAAGATATGGACCATTTTCTATTTTTGACCCAGTAAACAGATATGGATTTAGTGGTTATCGTATCAGTTCTCCTAATAAAGATTTTATATATTATTTTACACAAAATCAAGAAGGAATTCAGACTAAAGTAGCTTCATACTTTCTACCAGAAGATGTAAAAAATAATTTACAAGATGGTATTAGAGAGAATATAAGTGAGGATTTTATACTTCCTGAAGAACCAGTTCCTTCTTTTTTACCATCTTCTGATAATGATCCTAGATGCCCACCCATATGTTTTCAGTGTGAATGTGATGATAATAAAAAATTTTCAAATCAATCAAAATTTAACCTTGTTAAAAATAATCCTGACCCAAAATATCCAAATGGATGTTCAAAAGTATCATGCAGTTGTAAAAAATGTAAAAAAAATATAATTCTTACACCCAGTATTACTCCACGTATTACTCCACGTCCTCAAGGACTTACAGACCCTAAAGGGCCTAGTGTCTTAACACCCAGTATTACTCCAACATTAGCACCAGGTATCATTCCTACTTTAGCACCAGGTATTACTCCACGTCCTCAAGGACTTACAGACCCTAAAGGGCCTAGTACCTTAGCACCACGTATTACTCCTACATTAGCACCAGGTATTATTCCAACATTTAGTCCTGACATAAATCCTTCTTTTTGGAAACAATATCAATCTATAATAATAATTTTTGTAATATTGGTAATTATTATGATTATGTATTTTTTAATGAGTGGTAAAAGAGAAGAAGAATAAATAAATTAATTTGAGCAAATAAAATACTTTTCCAAATTGTAAATAATCTTAATAATATCATTATTTAAAATTACAAAGCCATCCAATGGATTATCGTAAGATAATTCATTAATAAATGCATAATAGTCAAAAACTGCTACACATCCAAACAAAAGTCCATCCACTTCTCTTCCTACAGTTTTATCATAAAATCGAGCTCTTATCTTTTTATCTTTAATATTAACAAAACAAATTTGATACACATCTTCAGTAATAATTGAACCTAAAGTTGTTAATATTTCGGAATCTATAGTATCTAAATCTTCTTTGATTTCGATTATTAAATAATTATAATCTAAATCATATTTACCAGTTCCTATTACATTTAATCCTGATAATTGATTGATTACACCTTTAAGACTCTTTGACTCTTCACTACTTAATTCAATTGTAGATGGAGGGTCGGATAATTCTATATAATTCTTTGTTCCATCAACTTTGAAAGAATTTTTATTATTGAGCTTTCCTGATGTAATTTTATACATCTTATTTAGATACTTGACTATAGCTAGTAAATCATTACCATTTGCTTTAGTCTCATTACCGTATTGGTCATAAGTGTCCCAAGTATAATCTTTATCTTTAACAGTTAATAATAATACATTATCAACATTTACTTTTTTATTATATGTTTCATCTTCTGTAATTAAAAATCTAGTTCCAAATATAGTTTTCTCTAGATTCATAGATTCATCCATCTCATAATATAATCCCGCTGTCTTTTCTATTAACCAAGGAACCCACAAAAGAATTTCTTCTTGATTAGATTCAACTTTTAAAAAGGTGTTAATATCTTTCTTAAAAGTATAATCTACATCGTTTAATAATTTCTTAACTTTACTTAATCCCATTGAAAAATCAGAAACTATTGCAACTGGATTTTTAAATGCATACATCTTAATTAACTGTAAAGTTTTTTTAGATAAGTCGCTACTTACGATTAGTGGTTTATTTATTTTATTTTCAAATAGATTATTTAACAAATTAAAAGTTAGTTCATCATTTGAAATTTCAATAATAATATCAGCAGCTTCATTTAACTCTTTGAAAAAGTGAAATTTTTTACTTTCAAAAGTAGTTGTAGTTGATACTTTAATTTTAGAATAAAGATTATATGCTTCAAGTAATCCCACTAATCCGGAAATTAAATCAGTCATTTCATAATAAGAAAAACTTAATCGGATGTAACCACTAGGTCCTGGATAAAATTTTACTTTACGAGTTTCAGCAAACTTTAAAAAGTTACTAGAATCATCTATATTTAACTTTAACCAAAAGCAAGTGCCTCCTTGAGGTTTCTTAAATTTAACATCTTTAAAATTTATAGTAATAAATTCATCCATAATATTACACTTGGTTGTTAAAGTATTAATAGTATTAGCCAGTAATTCATCTATAGAATCCATCATTTCTTCCAAGATTAAAAAACCCAATGGATTTAAACTTCCACCTGTTTTTAATAATGCCATTTTATTTAATCTTTCAATCAAATCATAATCTTGTCTATTTTGATAAATCCAGCCCACTTTTAGACTAGGTCCAATAATTTTAGAAAAAGAACCCAATGAAAAAATCTTGGAATGATAAAAAGCCAATGGATAAAAAGTATTTTTCTCATTAAAATTTAGAAATTGATAAGCTTCATCTGCTATTACAAAAAACTTATCATAGCGAGAACATAGATTAGATAATTTCTCTCGCTTCTGAGAAGAGAGAGTAATTGAAGTAGGATTATGATGCATTGGAATAGTATAGAAGAAAATCTTGTTTTGAAGATTTCTATCGTCATTTTGAATAATATTTTTAATCTTCTCTTCTAGAATCTTAATATTAATTCCGTCATCTTCCATCGGAACATAATTAATATTTAAACCGTATTGTTCAAATATATTTTTTAAATTTTCACAAATTGGTTCCTCTACAATAATTTCATCACCACTCTCCATAAAGACATCCATCAATAGTTGAATAGAATTAATATTTCCATTGCTCATATATAGTTGATTTTCTAAAATATCAATTTCATATTTTTTAGAAAGCCAATTTGCTAATTTAGTTTTATTTGGTGTTACACTTGATAAAATTTTAGGATTATCCATATTTATAATATTAGATAAGGCTTTGTTAAAATATTCCAAGGGTAAATCGTTAGTACAAGGCTGATTAAGCGCAAAATTTATTTCTGAATTTATTGGCATTATTATATAGTTATTGAGCTTTGATTGTGTTTTGTTCAACTTTTCCATAAATTAATTTATCATACACTATAATGATATTAGGTGATATTTCAAATGCAAATAATACTTTAGATTTAATCCAAATTTTTACAGCCGTCCTTATAGTTGATTTTATTGTTATATTAATAGTAAAAAAGGGTCGTCGTTTAGGTAAAGTTATAAATGTTTGGTACGACGAATTAGGAATGACTGCTGTAATGTTAGATGTATTTATTTTAGTTATAGGAATAATAATAACAAGATATATTTTTACTTACTTTAAAATACCTTTTAACGTAACCTATTTTATTTTAATAGCTTTAGGAGTTCAATTAATACACGACATATTATTATATTTATTAGTAATTGTACCAAGTAACAAAGGAGTTAGTCAAGTAGTTGATATTTATAAAGATTATGCTGATGAAAACGGTGCTAAAATTTTATTAGCTGATTCAATGATGGTATTAGCATCTTGTTTAATAGCAATGTTACTAAAACAACAGGATAATCATGTTTCAATTAGTTTAATGATTTTGGTAATTTATTTGATTCCTTATTATGTTTATTCTAAATAATTTATATTTAAAAACTTTAAAAATAAACTTTTTAAATTAATTTTCTAATGATTATATATATGAGTGAATCTACAGTCACATTTCGTCACGAATACTCTGAATCTTTCAAACTTAAAGGGGTAAAACACCTTATCAAACAAAACATCATTGATGGCTCCAAAGGATTAAGCTTTATGTTCCTTAAAAAAGTCGGTGATGATGAATTCTACAAAGTTTATGCTATGGAACACGATGGTAAATACAAAGTAGAAGAAACAAAAGGTGAAAAGAAAACTGAATCTGAACTTTCCGAAGCCGATGTAAAGAAAATGTTGAAATCCAACAAAGACTTTGACTTTGTCTTGAACTATATGGATAACGACCGCGGAAAATACAAAGGTAAAGTAATGAGAGGTGGTGCTCTTCCTGGTCAAGACCAAGAAAATCCTATGATGCCTATGCCTATGGAACAAGATGGTGGTGCTAAGAAAAGACGCTCCAGAAAATCTTCCAAGAAAGCCTCTAAAAAAGCCTCCAGAAAAGCCTCCAGAAAAGCCAGCAAAAAAGCCAGTAAGAAAATGACTGGAGGTGGAAAAAAGAGAGCTTCTAAAAAAGCCTCTAAGAAAGCTTCCAAGAAAGCATCCAAGAGACGCTCTAAAAAAACTTCTAAGAAAATGACTGGAGGAGGAAAGAAACGTTCCAAGAAAGCCTCCAAGAAAGCCTCCAAAAAAGCCTCTAAGAAAGCCTCCAAGAAAGCCTCCAAGAAAGCCTCCAAGAAAGCCTCAAGAAAATCTCGTAAATAAATTAAATCTAAACTAAAGTAATGAACTTTAATTTATCACAAATTATAGTAATTTTATTAGTACTTATACTAATAATATTTTTATATCGTTATGCAATGGACTCTCCATATCGTGTATCATCTGAAAAAGCAAAAGAAATTATAAAAAAAGGGGCATTAGTATTAGATGTTCGTACTGACTTTGAAAGAAATACTCTTGGATATTATCCCGGTTCTGTTCAAATTCAAAGTTCTGATTTAGAACAAAGAATGCCTTCTGAATATCCTGATAAAAATATAAATATAGTAATTTATTGTAATTCTGGACAGAGAGCAAGAATGGCTACCGAAAAACTTCACGAGTTAGGATATACTAATACTATATATATTGCTTCGACATATGGTACTCTTTTATAAATAAATTAAATTAGACTCTTCTAAAACCCCAATGATCAGATTCATTTGCGTGGTCAACTGCCTTTGATTTCCCTAGAAATTTTTCCTCACAAGTCTTACACTCTAGGTGCATTTGTTCCTCTTCTTCTTTAGTGCACTTTTGGGGCTTTTCTGGCTCCTTTATATTTTTAAGAAAGTCTTTCACTTTGTTAAAAACATCAAAATCATTACTTTTAAACTTTGTTACATCATGTAATGAATCAGCAGACTCACAATCATTCATTACCAATGGGTCGTAATGAGTTCTGGTCCATATAATATAAATTCGATACTCATAAGGCCCTCCTATAACATATATGTCATCACCTTCAATATCAACAACACAAATTTGAATTTTAAAAATTATACAAAATATCTCCATCTCATTTTGCCCACCCCAAGTATTAGATTTAGCAATTGTTTCAATGTATTTTTCTTTAACGGAAGTTGCATCGTCGTTATAACTTGGATGAAACCCGTTGTCATCAATCGCCATCAAACAAGACTCTTCTACTTCATTATTTAGAATATAATCAACAATTAAATTTCTATATTTCTTTGCACTATCCTCATTATAATTAGCTCGATCAGTTAAATAAGCAACTGATGAAAATAAGCACGAATGATCGTGATCAACATCTCTACGTATTATTTTAGACATAACCTTAATGTAATGTGTATAATAATAAATATATTCAATTTTTTAGTTTACTTTAATTAGCTTATAATAACAATCTTTCGTAGCTATTACATCATTTAGTGCATTATGTGCCCCCGAAAACCCCTTTCCAAATAACTCTATATAAAGAGCCTCTAACTTTATCTTCTTTTTAGCTAACGTTAAAGTATCTATAATCTTCAAATCTTCAAAGATATTAATCTTTGGTTTATCATTCGCATTTACAATATTAATTCCATATGTTCTAATATCATTTTGAATCGTTGTTAAATCATATTGTAAATTATGCCCAACTATATTTTTACATTTTGATAAATCTTTCATTAACTCTTCTATCACTATAGAAAAATCAATACCTAAACTATTAATCTTATCTTTAGTTATCCCATGAATTTTTATACTATCATTTGATGGAATTCTATTTTTAATATATGAATCTACCGTTTTAATTATTTTACCACTATCATCACATATCACATAAGATATTTGTAGTATATCATTATAAAAGTTACTAGTTTCGGTATCTATCACTATTGTTTTATCTTTAACCTTATCATTTTCATATTTAATAACAGTTGTCTTTAGATTTTCTGGTTCAAATTTATATTCTAGAGTTTTCATATTTAATGGATTGTTAGAAACACGAAAGTTGCTTTGGTCTTTTTTAATCATCAATTCTATATAATTTATAAAACTATCAAAATTAATTCCTGGAATATCAAACTTATAATATTTATTAGCCATTATATTTGCTATTCCTAAATACTTTATTTTACTCTTTTCTTG